GGAAACTCAACCACGTGCCATTGATCAGCTTTTGCTTCTTTTTGATTTTTAATTAACATACCTGTTAAATCTTTTTGTGACCAACGCGTCATGACTAAAACTATTTTAGCGCCTGGTTGTAAACGCTGACGTGGACCTGACGTATACCACTCGTACGCTGACTCCATTGCTGTAGGACTTAGTGCATCTTGCTCACTATGTGGGTCGTCAATGATCAGTAGGTCCGCTCCTCTACCTGTTATCGCACCACCAACACCGGCTGCAAAGTATTCACCACCTTGTGCTGTCTCCCAACGTCCTGCTGCTTTACTATCCTCTTGTAGAGTTGTTTTAAAAATTTTTCCGTAGTCTTCACTATCAATTAAATTTTTTGCCTTACGTCCAAATCTTATTGCGAGTTCACCCGTGTGGGTAGCTTGAATGATCTTGAGCCTTGGCTCACGGCCCACCATCCATGCTGGTAGCAAGTAAGATGCAAATTCTGATTTGGTATGCCTAGGAGGCATATTAATGATCAATCGATTTATTTCACCTGTAGCAAGTTTATTAAATTTTTCAGCAATGTGCCTGTGATGGGACCCCTCTATAAATTCTGGCCACACACATTTTACAAAACTTAAAAAATCATTCTTAGCTTTGTTTTGTATCTTTTTTTCTGCATGCATAACCTGCAATCTTAGAAATTGTTTACGGACGTCTGCAGGTAGTTTACTTATATCTACTGTATCTAAATTCATTTAAAATTTTTTAAAAAATTTGTTTTTACCAGGTAAAACTGTCTAAATCAAGCAATACAACCTAGAGTAGTGGGACCCCTTTGTACAAAAAAGGGGGTGGGGGTCTTATTTATTTTATGTGTTTGGATTTGGTTCGGGACCCCTGGCGCGCGTTAGCGCGCCAGGGAAGAAAGGTTATGCCCAATTTTTTAGAGCATGTTTCTTGATGTAGAGCGCAGGCCCTACAACGAAGTCATCATATCCAAATGCATACTTATCTTTAGTGAATGTCATTCTCCAAAGCATAGTTGCCTCTGGGTTAAGAGGTAGTTGCATTAACTTGCCCTCTTCGTTTACTATTAATAAGTCTCCATTCGGAAAAGTTATACACTCAACCATACCACCTACAAAGTCCTGCGCCTCTTTAAGTGTTGGAGTATTCTTCTCGTCATCAATGATCTTAAACTCACTGACTTCTGTGTTTGCTTTTGTTTGTTCCATATATCCTTTCTTGTTAATAGGATAATCCTATCAACTTTGCCTACTTTCGTCAACTGTTATATCCCACTCATTCCAACGATAACCATGATTAGTTTTTTTAGGGTCATTGATCGGTGTTTCAAGGCACTCGGTTCTTGGGTGCAATGCAACAAACTCATCAATGTTTTTTTGTACAAAATCATGCATACAACCTTGACTACAAAAGAAGCGCCAATAATTATTTTCATTCCAACGATTAATTGGAACTTTACGAGTTCTTATAACCTTAGAGCCCTTGACACCTCGCACCCTGTCAACTGTGTGTCGGTCATGGCACTGTGGACCATGACACCAATTAAAATCGCTCATTTCTATACTCCTCTATTAAATGCACTATTACAATCATTAAGATTGTAACAAATGCAGACGCGCCTAATAAAATACAAATTCCTAAAATGCTATTCATTAATGCCTCACTTTCCATGTAGTAGTTGCAGTTCTATAACCATGTGCGTCTAGGTCATAGTAAACATAATAAGGTGTTCC